GGCAAGCGTCCGCTGTCAACAGATGACATTGATGAACGAGGAGAAGAAGAAGAGCTCACTCCCAATGCAATCAATTTTATCAAAAAAATCTTCCAACGCCAAAAATCACGAGCAAGCAGCGATGGCCGCCTTGCTTTGGGTGAACTTTGGGAGACTGTCTTCAGCGGCTATGCTGAAGCAATGGGCAAATCATCAGACGCTCTCAAGCCTGCTGAAAAGAAGAGACTTCAAAATAGCTTTGAGCGTTTCTTTTCTCAGTAAGTTCAGGCAATCTCATCTGGTTGGTCAAGGCGTGGCTTTGACTGCCTCTTGAAGAGTCGAATCACGTCAAATAGCAGCTCTTCGGGCGATTTTGTCAGGTCAGACTCGTTCAAGTTGAACATCTGGTATGTGTCCCCCAGCATCAACGTCAGCACTAGCTGGCCTTCACGCAAGGAGAGATTGTGAGACTGGTGTGACCGCGTCGAAGGAAAATGCTGCTGGCACAGCTCTAGAAATTTCTTGGTATTCTCAATCATTTGACTAATTCTACATCGCCGAACAAAACTTGGTCAGCGCCTCCTTCGAGGCCTTCAAAAGCAGCAATGACCCTTACGCTCCTAGTTCCAAGCACGTCCATGCGATGGAGTTTGAAGAGTCCAAAGTCAGCGACCAGTTCCGTCGTTTTCTTCTGACGACGGTGGACAGGTACCCTCATGTCCTCCTCAGAAAATTCAACGACAGGCACCCAATTGGCACTAAGCTGAAACAGCTCGAGTATTTTGGGGGCTGCATAGGCATCACACGAAATCTGTTTCACATCACGACCTAATTTTTCAGCCGCAATTCTGAGAAGCTGGTGCTTGCACTCTACGACAGCAGCAATCAATCCATCCACATCATCAGAAATTTTCCACTGAACTTTGACGTCCATTACCGCGTTCCCGTGGAACCCAATCCACCGAAGCCCCTATCAGTATCGCTCAATTCAACAACTTCTACAAAGGCAGCTCGAACCACAGGTGAAATGACAAGTTGAGCGAGGCGCTCGCCTCCCTCATAGCCGAAGGGTTCAGTTCCCGTGTTGAGCATAATCAGCTTAATTTCGCCGCGGTAGTCACTGTCAATTGTCCCTGGTGAATTCAGGATTGTGACGCCATGCTTGGCTGCCAGCCCTGACCGTGGGCGAACTTGACACTCATAACCTTCTGGAACTTCAATACAGACTCCAGTTGACACGATGGCACGCTGCCCGGGCTCAATGACGCCCTTATAGTTAGCACAGATGTCTGCACCTGCAGACCCAAGCGTCTGGTAGCGCGGAATTTCCGCGGCCCAACCACGCTTAATTTTGACAATGACCTCAGGCATTTTCTGCCTCATCATCTGGCTCGTCGCTGTCAGGAGTCTCGCCTTCGGACACAGAGTTCTGCCCAATCAGGGTGTATGCCGCATCAATGACCTTGTCAACAAAAGGCTTGTACTTCGGGTCGTTCATGACGTCATCGAAATTGCTTTTAGTGAACTTCTTCTCAAAAAGAACCTCTCCGTCCAAAGTAGAAGCAGAGAGCGATTTCCAACCGCCAGTGCCTTCAATGTTGACGTTGACAACGTCTCCAGCTTTAGCCGAAATTCCTTTCTGGAGTGAAAGCAGAATTGTCACGTCTGACTCAGACAACGTCATCGGCACCTTGTTATCAGCACAGTAGGCTCGCACTTCATCAAAGACGTACTCGTGTTCCACAATGCCCTTGCCAAAGATGATGTCAAATTCATATTTGCGAAAGGGTGGAGCTACCTTGTTCTTCTTGACAGTGAAGATGACATGGATGCCGATGACATTTCCCTTTGCATCCTTGACCTGGGTGCCCGAGCTCAACTTGATGCGGATGCTAGCGTGAAAGGGAATAGCTTTTCCGCCAGGTGCAATGTCTGGGTCTCCGTGCATCACGCCGATGGCTGTCCGAAGTTGGTTAAGACACAGCAGGGTCACATTGTTCTGCCCAATGACACCCGTAATCTTACGCATCCCCTTGCTGATGGTGCGAGCCTGCAGGCCGACAGTGTTCTGGTCATAGTCACCTTCGAGCTCAGCAAGCGGTGAAGATGCAGCTACGCTGTCCCAGATGACGAGGACAGGGACATCCTTGACGCCGAGGAGCGCCTTGGTCTTCAGGATGGTTTCCTCAATGGCTTTGAAGACGTGCTCAGTCGCATGGATGTCCATGTAGACGAATCCCTTGCGGACATTGATGCCCATCTGGCCGAGCTTCTCTACAGGCGTCGCATTTTCTGTATCGATGTAAATGACTAAACCACCCAGTTTCTGGACGTTAGAAGCAACATGGTAAGCAAGATGGCTTTTACCATTCGAAGGTTGGCCAGTAATTTCGATGATACGGCCTTCTGGATAACCTCCAGCGGCTGAATTTTTCAGTGCGTAATCTAACTGAACTGACCCAGTAGATAACCAACGCTTCACTGTTGTGGGTGCCTCTGTGGTACCGAGGTTGTAAGCGACCCTCATCCCAAACTCGGTGTTAATATCCTTGATGAGTTGCGCTGTCAGCTGGTCTAACGCATCATCTCCAGCCGCTCTTTGACCTTCGTCTGCAACCTTGCTTCGCTTTGCCATTCCTTAACCTCTATGTCAGTAAATCGTACCAAACGCAATCTGTTCTGTTCAAACCACGCATTCTGCGCAACATCGTTATCAATTTTCTTCCTGATACGAACATCTTTAGATGACTTGAACTGCTCAATCACCTCTATCGGTCGGTCCAGTCCATGCCAATAAACACCGTCAAGTTGAACGTAAGTGTCAAGTAACGGCACATAGAAATCAATCGCCCAACGCTTAGTCACCCTTACTTGTTCATTAACTTGGCCGTATAGTTCACACAAGACTGTTCCCAAGTCACGTTCAGCAAGCGAAGAATTGCCATAACTTCCATTTGCTAGTTTGGTCTGATGTGCTTTTATAGCTACATTTGCAAAATCAAAGGCATCTTTGATAGATGGAACTTGCATTGGGAATGCATATCCAAAACGCTCAACGTTAGTTGCCTTCCGTTTATTAAGTGTCTGTTGCCTGTCTTCATCAGTTTTTTGGGAGCGTGTAGCACTAGTACGAGCTTTAATCACCTGTGACTTAGCTGGGTTATCAGTCCCATAAACAGCAACACAAGTTTGCTTTGTTCGCTCTTGAATAGACAGAACTTTCTGAGGATTATCAACGCCGTATTTCCTGATGAGGGTCGCACGAGCTTTGGCTTGTTTCTCAGGTGACTGAAACGTGTTGACAACACCATAACGAGCTAAGTTTGTGCGCTTGGTCGCTTCCGCAATCAATCCTCCAGGCTGCTTTGCCGCAGTCAAGCATTTTCTAGAGCAGAAATGTATTGCATTAGCTGCCATGTTCGTCTGGCACAGATAACGTTCATGTCTAGAACTGCAGACATTACACTGCACTTCAACACGTTTGTCAGACGTATTCTTGACTACTGTCATTGAGCGAAACCCCTGGAATCGAACCAGGCCTTGGCGAGTGGAACTCGCCCGTGCGCCTCTACACTCGGCTCGCAAAAGGCGGGCGAATTATCGCCCGCTTCGGTTTACTCGCTGTCCTTCATCAGGTCTTCAAAGGCGTCATCGAGTGACTGTGCGCTCTTTGCAGGCACTTCTTCATCGATGTCAACCTTCTTTGCCTTTTCGGCCTTCTTGGCTGCAGGCTTTGCAGCTTCGGCTGCAGGTGCCTTGACTTCAGCCTTGACTTCATCGACAAGCTGGTCAAGCGCATCCTTCGGCTTGTCGCCGCGACCAGTTCCCTCGTCGGATGCGGCATCACCAGAGGCGCCACCAGCAAGCCAGGTGTCAAGAACTTGCTTGATTTCGGCCTCTGTTTTCTGAGGGTACATGTCATCGATATTTGGGATGGTAGTTAACCACTTCTGTGCCTGTTCTGCATCTTCCGACAGCTTGGTTGACTTGCGAGCCGGGTCGATGACAGTGTCCATCACATCTTTGCCATTGAACTTCTTGCCAGACGGCTTGATGGTGACCTTGAGGTCAAAGCCTTGAAGCGGGTCGAGAAAGTCACCCACCTCTTCGTCAGTAAAGAATCCCAGGAGGCGCTGGTAGATGAACTTGTTGAAGCTCCACACCTGGACATCCTTGTCTTCCTGGCCCCTGACAATGATGGGCATGTATGCGACCATCTTTGCAAAGAGCTTCTTTGCGATTTCCCGGTCCTCAGGTTTGCCGCTCTGAAAGAGCTTGCGGATGAGGTCATTGACTGGG